GCCTGCCCAGCACTAGACTATTTTTAACCCAAATACAAGTTTGCGCCAACTTGAAGCCAGCATCGCAAAATGACCCTCGAAAGTTATATCCTTCCGAATCAGCATGAAAAATATAAATACTCGATCCCTTCTTAATCACTTGGTACATATTTGCAAATGCAGAAGTTAAAAACTTACGAAAATCTATACTTGACATATTATCGTTTTTCATTTTGAGTTTGTCCTTGGTTCCACCCTCGTAGCCCACATTGTACGGCGGATCAGTTACAATTAAATCTCCTAACTGGTTATTCATTAATCGTTTTACGTCGTCAATTAATGTACTATCCCCACACATCAAGTAATGATCTCCTAGCCGCCAAATATCCTTAAGTTGTGTTACTGGATTAATAATACTCTGTGTAGCCTGATCGATATCAAAATTATCCTCAACTACTTCGGTACTTTCTGTTATTTCAAAGCCGAAGTCCGCCATTGAGAAATTAAGATTGAGCTTACCAAGTTCTTCAAGCTCAATGTTTAATAAGTCAAAATCCCACTCCGCAAGTTCACCCGTCTTGTTATCAGCCAGCCTGAACGCTTTGATTTGCTCGCCGGTTAAGTCGTCAGCAATTATACATGGTACGATCTTAATACCCAGGCTTAGTGCAGCCTTTAGTCTCGTGTGGCCCGCGACAACTTCGCTGTTTTTATCTAAAACAATCGGCACCTTAAAGCCGAACTGTTTAATTGACTCCGCTACTGCTGCGACAGCCTTGTCGTTCTTCCTTGGATTATCCTTATAGGGCTTGATATCCTTCACCTTAATATCATGAATAATCAAAACATTTTAGCCTCCTCAATCTGCTTGCGAAGTTCCAAGAACTCGCGCTCTAGGTCTAGCTTCATGGGGTTGTCTGCCCAGTTGCCGCGATCTTTATTTTTCAACAAAATCGCGCAGGCCCCGACATCCGGTGGGATATGTTTCCTGGTTTTTTCTGTGTACTTGGTCTCGGTGCCATCAACCATCCTGATAGATGTTTTTATCTCTTCATAGTCATAACCTAATGCCCGTTTAAATAATGCATTCTCAACCTCGGTGATGGCGATAACCTTGCCCCTTTTTATGGCGTCCAAGAGTTCCGAATGAATATTTTTATATTCACTAAAGGTACTCTTGCCAATCCCCAGGTTTTTGCATATTTGTTTTTCAGTCAGCCCTTCCCTTGTCCACTTTTCAACAAGGGCAAGTTTGTTATTTATCTGCTCCCATTTACTGCTAGCCATTTATCTCTCATATCCTTACGCCTCGATTTGTACGCATCATCCGGTCGAACGCATTAAACCTTGTGCCCTCCGCATACAACTCATCTAATAATTCGCGAACTATGCACACCTGTTCTCCGTTCTTCCTGTTCCAATTCTTACAATTTCCGCAGTTTTCCCCCAGCCCTGTTTCTCGTGGCGTGAACCCTACGCACTGAAAAGCTGGCTTATTCACCGGAATCACCTCGCCTTTAGGAAATAGAAAAAGCCGCCCAATTTGACGGCTTTCTTTAAGACAAAATTTAATAATACAATTCTAGCACGGCGTTTATTTCGTGTAAATATCAGCTTTTTATCACACATTTGTCAAGCCCTAAAAACCCGCTAAAGCTCTAACTGCAAGCCATCCACGCCAAAAAGTAAAATACTCAGCTCGTTAATCATGTCATTCTTCCACCTTCGTACTGATGCCTCACCGCAAGGAATCTCGGCAGCAACAACCTGAATTCTTTCAGTCCATTGCATAGAACTTTTACTTGGTTCGAGATAAAGCTTATGAATAACCTCGTACCTCTCAGGTTGACCCTTGATGTTCATCTTTATCCGAAGCAACTCCATGCAGGTATCAATCTGATTAATCATAACCTTGGTTCGTATCTTGCTCCGACGGATTGATTGGATAATAATATCGTCCATATCAACGTTTTCTAAGTTGAATAGTTCTGCGCCCTCGTGCGTTTCAGAAAAACTGTCTACAGCGTTCTGATAATGCTCCATCAATCCAAGATAATTCTTCAAGAGTAGCTCGGTATTATGGAATCGGTTTCTCCTTACCCGCATCCGTTCTTCATTCTTTTGGAGCTTCAGTGCTTCGATGGCAGCTGCTGTGGCTATCTCCTGAACGTTGAATGTGCCGAGTCTTTTGCCCATAATGCGAGCCCCTCCCCTCTATCCTAATCTCTCCGCCAGCGTAATATCCGCCCTAACCCTCGGCGCATACATCCGCTGCCCCTGATGCTCTTCGGTTTTCTCCATAGTCGTCAGCGTTTTGTACAGACTGATCTTAAGTTGCTTATTGCAATCCACGAAATCTTTGATATTNCTAAGCAGCTCCACTGTATCCTTNAGCCTTCTCCTTCGNTGTCGCACTTCTTGGAGTTGCTTGCAGAGTTTGTACCCACGCTGAACATCNAACTTGGTTAGNTCTATCTCATGAAGAAGGTCCTGGGTTTCCGTGTCGCATAGCTGTATGTCACTAATCCAGGTGCCCCAGTCCTGCTCGACGGTGTTTAGGGTTTCGAGGAAGTTTTTGGTTGTTGTGATTGCGTCCGGAGTTGGAAGCGTATCTGTATTTGAGATTGCATCGATCAAAGATTATCACCTCTCCCCTGTCTTATCCACAACTACTCGCTCCGCAATCTAAGCAATGTTGGCAACTACTAGCTCTGACCATCTTTCCGCCGCACTCCTTACACCCAGCTCCATCTCTGTGCCAGAAACAAACGCCTCCCCACGCCGGGTGGTTCTTTAGCGTTTCATTCCTGCAGGCTTGGGTGTCTTGCATCCCTGGCTTTGAACAGAATTTATCCCCGCATTTGATCATTTGCTTTACCCCCGATCCCCGGCATCTCGTCCCAAGTTCGTCCGTCTAGCTTTCGGCCGGCTTTCTTTTTGCCAACGCGGCACATAGCTACATCCCCTACAAATTCATGTCTCTGCTCGTAATTAACTCCTCCTGGATNACAGTCATANTCCTGAGCATTCGGCAACCATTCGCCCCACTGCTTGAAGAAAAATGGCACCTCTGCTACCTGGCACTGATCCCTCAAACTCCTTACCCAATCCGGATGCATTGGCCTTGCCTTAGGCCCTGATTCGCCGCCGACGATTACCCAGTCAAGTTTGTTTGAAAACGCATTTGGAATAGACTGACAAGGAGATTTTTTACTTATCCCACATCCTTCGAGCACATCCATTGTTGTATGTTTATCAAATTGGACATATCCCAGATCAATTGGCCCCAACAGCGGCTCCTCGCTGATAAACCTCACTACAACTGGTGCCTGAAGGAGCAGCGGGATTCGTTCGTCTGCTGCCGCTTGGTTCTCGACGGAGACGCCGAGCCATATATGCTCCCGCAGCGTTTCAACTCTCCATTCCTGCTGTTCCATCCATTCAAAGAATTCCAGCATCCGTTTAGGCCGCTTCGTTAATACCATATAGGTGTGTTGCATGACCGTGGCCATTCTGGCCCATACGGCCCGTATANACTCAAANGGNACATCATCNTGNAANANATCNCNCATNGAGNNTACGAATATCNTTCNNGGTTTCTTCCACTTNANAGGCTCATCTAGTTTCTCAGGATGCAATGTCACCTCAAACGGATTGTCCTTCGGGTACCCACATCGCCCCGCTAATCGTTTGCTCATTCGCTCGGCGTAGCAATGAGCACATCCGGCAGAGACCTTAGTGCAGCCACTTACCGGATTCCAAGTTAATTCCGTCCATTCTATCTTTGATTTACTCATTCCTGCGCCTCCCCGTGTATCCTCTCACTCAACCTCTCCAACTTCCCCTGCCGAATCATCCCAGTATCTAAGCCTAACATGATCTCAACTTGGTCCAGCATAATCCGGACATCAGCGACCTCCTCCGCAATGTTGGGCAAGTCTCCCTTTGCGATGGCCACGATAAGTTCTCCGCATTCTTCGATTGCTTTTGTCATTTGAGCTTCTAAACCATAATGTTCAATGGCTTCGTATAAAACGTGCTCCTTGCCGTTTATTTTGCCGATCGTCCAATGTTGTTTTACTTCTCCACATTTAGTCACGTTCTTATCTCCCCATTACCTCCAAATAATCCAACACGATCCCACTGGCTTGTCCTACAACCTTGAACTTGTCGAAATCTTTAACAGGTATACTCTTTCGTCCTCCTGCCAATGAATTAAGCCAATACCTCATAATTTCGTCCAATTCAACTTTGTAGATTTTCCTTAATGCTGTCATCTCGATAATCAAGAAGGACGTTCCTCCCTGCTTTCTCCAATTCTTAAGGAAATCGAGTTGATGCTGCTCAACGTTTATTAACGGGAATCTAGTATACTCTTTGCATTGTTTCGCATCAAAAGCAATTGGTATATTCTTTACAACCCCGATGAAATCCACTGTACTCTTCTCGGCAGGGAAAGCAGAAACGATTTGTTTCCCCTTTCTGATCACCGTCCATGGCGTTGCAACCTTCTGGATCAGCGCCACACCCTTGGCTTTGTATTGCTCATTGGCGTAGATAATGAGATCTTCTAGGGATTTACCACGGTTAGCGTGATTAATGTTCATTATGCCTCCATCCCAGCCTTACACCGGAGCTTATCAATCTCCTTTTGAGCCACCTGCAATTGATTTTGTATGGTATCCAGTTCTGCCGGGTATGGACGGGACAGCGCATTGTCCAGTGCTTCCGCAGAATTAAAATAATTCCTAATCCCGTACTTATCCATGACCGAATAAATCTTTTCGAGTTCATCCTGGTTTTCCTTCGAGCGCCCAAGCTTTTTGAGCTCTCCTTCCAGACGGTTGATCTCTTTTATCATCTTGTTACTTACCTGATTCCCAAGCCCCCTGTTGCTCATTTTTCCAGCCAACCAAGCTCGGTAGTATTCGGCTCGGTTGCTAGTAAAGGGGATCCGGTCTCCATCCAATCGATTCATAATGACATACAGCAGCATTTCAGCGCTGACCTCTATTTTTCGGTGAGTGGCCTTTTTCTTGGTCGTCAGTGCGCAGGTATCCGGATTGTAGTACATAAGTCCAATTTCCACTGGCAACTCGTTACGGTCGATCAATCCAGTCGGTACCACAAAATAGAGTTCGTGGACATAAGGGAGATAAAGATAAAATTTATTATCTCTCAAGAAATCTGATCGACTGACTTTGATCTCGTAACCAACAATTTTTGGATGTGCCCAACTCTTATAAATGGCCAGGCCGTCGAATTGCAGGAGACCAGTCCCTGTTGGGCCGTTCTTGCATTCAGTGATGAAAAACTCTCGCTCATCATGTTTATTGGCCTAGGGCTTTTTTAATATCGTAACGATGTAACTCGATTCAACTATTCCTTTGATCACCTCACAAATAAAAATCATCGTACTTGCCCGGTATTCGTTGCCCTTAGAAGGCTTATCCCCCGGGTCCTTATTTCGCTTGTGCTCTTTTTGTCTTTCATGGTCAGCTATTCGGGTTTTAACATGATCGACAGTTAGAACCCCAGCTGCTTGCCACTTTTTCAAAATACCAGCTAAATATTTTCGGTTTCGCTTATCTGGTCCAGCTGCATCGCATTCGTTCAATGCTTCAATCACCACAGCATCAGGATCCGGACTTCCCCTTGTGGAAAACTCATCACACCAGGCTAATATCTCTTGATATTCCATAGTGGAAAGCATTCGTCCCCAGTTCTTTTCAGCCCATGTTATTGCCCTAGTGCCGATGTCCTTAGGACGATCATCAGGAAGAGCGTCTAAGTCGGCTGTAAGATCAATTGGTTCCGTTTCAATTGTTTTAATTTCTTCCTCGCGCGCATTGTTGTTGTTAATGTTTAAATCTTTATCTATATCTCCTTCTTTATCTATATCTCCTTCTATGGCGTTTTTTTCGCGTTTAACTGGCGTTACTTTGGCGTTACTCTTTTTCCCACGATGTTTACGAGCACGCTTTGCAACCTCTTCAGGCTTGTCAGAAGGCTTTTCATATTGTCTATCATCAAAGTGAATTACCGTGATAATTCCGTCCTGGTCAACGTCAATCATGCGTAGTTTTTGGAACTTATTAAGGCAGGATAACAGCTCATCGATGCTAATAAAGAGAGTCCTAGCCAACCCTTCAGTAGGGTAAGCTAGTCCTTCTTCGATGCAAATAATGCCCCGAACTTTTGACTCAGCGGATAAACACAAGATGTTTACCCAAGTCCGAAATTCTAAATCACTTAATGACTGCATCTTGGGATCGGTTCTTATTTCGGTGTAGAGTTTCAGCCAGGGCATCTTTGCCATTCATGCTCCTCCTAACAGGAAAGATTAAGCTTGGTCCTACAAACGCTCCGTCATCTTACTAAGCAGCCCCGCGACCGCATTCTTATATTTATCTCGAACATCAGTATCAATCTCATCTAAGACCCCAAGGAGGTCACTAAATCCCTTCACCAATGAATCAAAATGTAGCTTAAACCTGATCGTCGTCGTACTGATCGGCTGGGCTCCCTTAGCCTCGAGTTCCTTGTTTCTTTGTCTAAGGTTATTGAGCTCTCGTTCAACCTCTTCAGGTACTTTCTCAATGATCTCAGCAGCTGTAACCTCAATAGGTGTTTCTTTAAGCTGACGTTCAAGTTCTTTGAGTTTCTCTTGAACCAAAAAGAGTTCGCTGTTTGTTTCTTTGAGCCGTTTATTTAGGCGTATGCGTTCGGTTTCTGTTTTGTCTCCAAATAGCTTCGTCTCGTCCAATTTCATTTTCAACCTTTGGATATCCACGGCCAGATCCTGGGCCTCCTCGGTCTTTTTTACGGCCAATTGCTTAGCGTCGTCAACTGCTTTCCTTGAGCTTATCCAACCGGCTTCAATCTCTTTAAGCTTGGCCTCGAGCTCTTGGTTATCCTTAATGGCCTGCTGCAGCTCCCGGGTGGACATGCTATCAATATCGTTTTCCTGAATGAAAGCTTCCCTCTCTTCCTGGGGGATACCAAGCAACGCCACCGCTTGCGTATAGCTCAAATTGGCAAGCGCTTGCGATTTTGCATTATCGCAGAATAGGGTGATCTGGCTCGATCCGTACTGTTCAAAGATTGCCATGAGGTTACTAGCTGTACGCTGAGAATAATCGACTGATTTACTGAGCCATTCTCCCCATTCACCATGTTTGATTATTAGCTTGGCTTCAACTAACCGGCGGCCAATTTCAATACTGTTGAAGAGTACCATCTTTCGGGTCTGTTCTTTGATACTGTTGATCTCTATGGCGATGAGCTGAGGTGTTCGTTCTATTGACAAGTTTTTATCTAAGATTGCGATTTCGTTCATTCCTTTTCTCCTCCTCTAATTGTTTTTTTCGTTCGTCTATGAAGTCGCTCAGATCGGCTTCGCGTAAAGCGTCATCAATCATTGACTGGCTGTGGTTATTAAAAATTCGCACTGCCTTTCCGCCTTTTCCTACGGCCCACATCTCCTCGATTACGAGGTGAGAGCTTCTGCACGTGAATGCCTTTTTCTGAGTTTCCCAAACCCTTCGGCAGATCGGGCAACGATACCACGTTTCAATATGTGCCATAGTTCTATGACCTCCCCAGTTATGCCGGGACTCTCGCCCGGATTCTATTTTCCTCACGGATCGGCTTTAATGTTTTCAAGAATTCATTAGCGAACTTACGCACCTCCTGAGGTGCAGGACAATCTTTGAATCCGTACAGCTGTAATATCTTCAATTCCTTCATGTCAATTTCCATCGTGAAGTATGGCCTCTCCGGTTCCCCTGCCCGTCTGACAAAAAATATCATCCTCGTGCCGGCAATGTGGTCTTTGTAGTATCTATCCGCACCAACGCAATGACTTAAGGACTGTCCTTCTGTAATAAGATCACTGCGAAGGACAGGGAATACAATGCAATAATCTCCTTTGGCGTACTCCTTCATCCCAGAATAGAGTCCATTATTCATGGCATGTTTGAATTTACCATCTTCAACCTGGTGCTTCACTTGGTTAAAACGAAACAAGATCAAGTCATGTGCCTCTTTGATATTCCTGGGGAAACGAATGGGTTTTCTTGATAGATCTACTTTTAGCGATTCCGACATGCTTATATAATCCTTATAGAGCGTCAAAGTGTCATGCAGTCTTTTCGCATTAGTAACAATCATTTGCCTGTGAAAATAATTTACAAATTGTTCGAAGGACATATTTTTAAGAAGACTCTTAATATCCCCCAAATCTAAGCTGCCATCAGGCTTGATCTGCCGAAGTTTTTCAAAGCTGGATTCATTAACCCAGGTTTTTGATGCTTTTATGATCCTGTTTTCAAGCCTGGTTACATTAAATTTTCTATACATTGAGAGATATTGCTTACTAACACCAAGGACCTTAGTGAATCCTACGCCGTCACCTAAATCCCATTCAATTAAGTCGGACGCCAGGGCAACCAGCCCAAGCTTAAAGAGATATTCTGTGGGAGGAATGCCCTTGAGATTATCAAGCAATCGCACAAAGGATAATTTGCCGGTGTTTTTTAGCCCCGCCTGCAGATCGACGCGATAACGGGAATTGCCGAATACTTCCCTGAGGTTATTCGCGTAGACGAACGTTTCGCCATAATAAACTGCACCATTCTTCTGCCTGAACCAACAGTACCCCATTCCTATTTGGGGCTTAAAATCGTAAGCATAGATTATTGGTCCTTTCGCGGTGTTCAGATATAGGTTCCGGTAGTAGTCGTCAAAGTCGTATTTCTTTTTCGAATCGATAAACATACGAGTGACATTGGTCCAGCGGATAAGGAGTTGGTTATCAAAATTATAGGCGATACAGATTTTCGACTTATCCTTATAGGTGCCATTGCTCCATTGAGCACGATACTTACCGGGCATTTTGCAGGCCGGGCAAACCGTGTTTCCGCCGGGCCTCTCCTCTTTGTTTACAATAAAGTTGTGCCCGCAGTGCCCGCATATCGCTCCCCTTGTGCCTTTATAGATTTTGCTAACAAAGATATAAGTAAACCCAAAGACATCAGTATCGCAGTATTCGGCCAGGTCAGTCGGATAATCTGGAAACATCTCGAAGTGCTCTTCCATCTTGGCATACTTTCTGTCCATCGCCTGCTCTTGTTTCTTTCTATATATCCCGCTTACGAAGGAGTCCATCTCGTCTTTTATCCCGTGCACGTAATGGTACGGTCCCTGTACCTCTTTGAGGATTTCATGCGCGCGTTTTATGTCGCTTTCAGTCGCATCGATGTCAGTAGGGCTTAAGTAGTATTGATGCAAGAGTAGATCGCTCGGTATCCGTTTAACCCAAGCCCTTGCTGGCCACTCTTTGCAGAGTAGGAAATTTACACCATCTGAGAAAAACCGCATCTTTAAGCCGGAATCAACCCTTTCGAATACATCAATAATGAGCATCTTGCCCGATTTTGGAAGGTTCAACACCTGCACCGCGGCGACATAAACGCTATACTTAATGTCTTTTTCAGGTAGATCCGGGTACTTTTGAACAGGAATTTGCCCCAACTCTTTTTTAATAAGCATTCGTATCCCCCCTTAAAGCAAATCTTCCAGGTTGACATTAAAGCCGGTTGCTGGTTTTTCTGTTGTCGGAACTGGCGATACTGGTGCCGCCATGGCAACCAGTGCTCCTTTAATGTCGAAATACTTTAGGACAACCTCAAACCCTTCCTGATCGGTGAGTACAGCGCAATTTCCTACCTTCTTTTTCTGAGCAACCTTTCGCATTTCCTCAAGGCTTTTTTCAATCGTCTTATCCTTGGTGAGGATCTTTTCGGCATCTTGAGGATTTTCAAGTAGATACTGCAGTAGAAATCCTCCAACTGCTTGGGTATAAGAGTTCGTGCTATTCTTAGTCATTTCAGACTGGATTTTTTCGATAGCTTTAGTTGGCATGATTATTCCCTCCTTATCCTAAAAAGGTATATCTGGATCCGACCCCAATTGTCGTCTAACCTCGCTCCTTACACGGTCCCATGCTTTTGAATAGGTCACATCTAAATCAGCTTTATTTTCAACAGTAACTTTCAATTCAGCTTCGGCCTTACGGTTATTAAAGCCAGGACCGCTAACCAATTCGGAATAACTCACCCTAATTTTCATTAAATATCCACCGCCTTTCTAAAACGGACACATCTCTAACTCAATTACCTTCCCGGGCTCAGCTACCTCGACATCCTTGCCGGTTAGAGCTTGGATCTCCCGGACCATCCGCACTGCGTCCGAGTTACCATCGCTCAAGTGGATTAGAATGATTTTCCTGACTGTCCTCAGATCATTTGCCCCAAGGAATCCCTTGACATTACCAAGAGAAAAATGGCTCTCAAACAGACGACTTTTTAGGGATTCCGGAATGAGCCCGGCGGCAACATTGGCCCTAAGGATGTCCGTGCAGTAGTTACATTCGACTAAGATGTAATGGAGTCCAACGAATTTGTTTTTTAGGTAATAGGTATCCGTTGCATATAAAAGCTTTTCACCTGTCGGCATGTAAACAATCAGGAACGCCAGGCAAGGAACATCATGCTGGGCCTCGATCGGGAGAACTGTAAAATCACCGACATTGAATTGCTCTCCATACCCAATTTTAAAAAATCTATGGATCCTCCCTGCTTCCCCAAGGCCAGCGCAGGAAGCTGGAGCATAAACCTCAATCCCGGCCTTCATGACGTCTTTAATCGCCTTGGAGTGGTCCTTGTGTTCGTGGGTAATTAAGCAACCAAGAACACGCGAAAGGTCAAAGTCTAATGCCTTCTGGATTTCCTTGAAGGGAACCCCTGCATCAAGCAAGAGGTTCCCTGTTTCTGCTTCAAGGATATATGAGTTACCCTTCGAACTAGATCCAATAACTTTTAGTTTCATGGCTTAAAATTCCGGACCGGCGGGTTGTTGTGGTTGTGTCGGTGGATCTTCCTTAACAGATAGGACTGGCGGCTCTTCAGGATTACTTTGGTCGGGTACCGGATCCCCATCTGGTACATCCCCCGAAGTAATATCAACGACCTCTTGATTAGCATTTTCAGCAATCTCACGATGTACCCGAGCCGCCGTTTCGTTGGTTGAAGTATCATAAACCATCTCAACGAAAGCATTTCCGAAGTCTTTTGGGATCTTCTTCACAATGTTATTGCGCATCTTCCGGATAAACATTGCTTCGCGGCTTTGATATTCTGTCCATGCTGGGCTAATCCACTTTTGGAGCTCTGGTTCATCCAAGCAATCCAAGCCAAGCTCCCTAGCCTTTTTCAGCAAAACGGCTTTCTTTTCTTCGATCTGCTTTTTCTGCTCTGCGGTAGCCTTATAGCGGTCTTGGCATATCCCAAACGTTTCATTCATCATATTGTTGCTGATATGGGCCAAGATATTTTTGAGAACATCGTCACGCTCGGCAATATAAAACTCAATGGTGTCATCTGTCTTAAGAACAGGGTAAACAACCCTTATCACCTCGCCCTTGCCCTTAGGTACCCATTTAGGTGGAGTTACGTCAAAGCCGGTGTATTGCGGATATTCAAAGGTATCACCTTCGCGAATTAGCCAAAACTGTCCAACCTTTTTAACATCTCTTCCAAATCGAGCAAGCATTGAATCGTTTCCATCGCCCTCTATGCCCATTTCAATTTGCTTCTTCCAAACGGTTACTTCTTTGTTATCCTCACCCCTTGTTTTAACGGGCACGTTACGGATCTGGAAGTAAATCTCTCTTGGGCTTGCCGAGGCGTTTAACTTTAGAGAGGCCACACGCATAAGGGTATCGGTAAGGTTGCTTTGATCTAAGTGGGGATCGTTCCAATTAATACCCTTGGCGCTCAGCGTTGTATTAATGGCCCCGATTGCGTTTAATACGCATTGTTTGGTGTAGTTGCACATAGTAACACCATTGCCGTCTAATTGCCTCTGAATAAGAGGAAAGTATAATTCATTAACCTTTGTTAGGGCTGTTCCGAATTCGTTTGCCATTGTTTATTCCTCCTCAAATTTTTTACGCAATCTCAAAATGCCTTAGCAATATCTCCTTGACCTTCCAGAGACTGTGATGCTTTTCAATGGATTCCGTGACACCTTTTTTCTTGAACCCAACCGATTCTCGCCTACTGGCTTCGTGGTATTCGATGGCATCATGCATTAGTCCATTTGCATATTCAGCATTGATAAAATAGATATCTCCAAAGTCGTTGATGTTGTACCTTGAGTGAATGACATCTTCCTTGTGATAAACTAAATCACCAAGGTCGATATCCCTTTCGAAATCTTCATTCCGTTTATATTTCTCCAATTCTGCCGTGAAATTCTTGGCACTTTCCAGAAAGGTTTCGGGGTTATGCTTTACAAGAAACATGTGTCTAGAATGTCGATACTGTGAAACGATGAGGGTGTATTTATAATCGCTCATACAGCAGCCTCCACCCTGAGCACCTTATCCGGCTCGCTCTTGATCAAATTAATAACCTGGCTCTTAGTCTCGATTATCCGCGAGACCGACTCCCTAAAATCAATAAATATCGGGGCCGTGCATCCGTAGTGCTCAGCCAGAACATTGATAATATCAAGCCCGGCATTAACACGCGCTGCGTGGTTCAAGTTAGAATTAAACTCAACCCCATCCACCATGGCCTCGCACATTTCCTCTATGCCGCCATTGATATTAGTTTTGAAAAGTTTCCATTTTACCAACTTGAACCGGCTATTAATATTGCTCTCAAGGAGGTTAACCTTCGCCTTAATGAACTGCTCAATTAAATATTTCTGCTTCTCAAACTCGCTCAACTGAGATGCAAGCAAGCGCTCCTCATCTTTAAGTTCTTCAATGCGTTCTTTGGTCTTCGTGGCCACATCTCGGTTATTAAGGATTTTATTGAGGGAGTCAATCTGCTCCGTGACTTCTTTTTTCCGTTGTAGCAGTTCGGTGGTTGTGTCCTCGACTGGCTTATTGAGTTCTGCCTTGATCGCTTGGAGTTGAGTATTCAAGTCTGAATATTTTGTATCAGATTCATAATCAGCGCCGAAGGTGCGCTGACGTTCTGCTTCTAATTCCTTGTCAAGCTCGACTAGGCGATCAGCGATGTCAAGGAGGTTCATCTCGTGATTCATCAGATCGTTTTTGAGAACTTCGAGTTCGTCCATAATGAGCGCTTGTTTAGCCTTGATTCCTTTACCGGCGGCATTAATATTGGCCAAGATCTCGTCTTTGGTCATGCCAAAGTTTGCTCTCATTTGGGTTATCTTTGAATCCTTCTGCTCCTCAGGTAACCGCTGCTCGCAAGTAGGACAGATAAAGACATCCGGATCAGGTTCAACAAATTGTCTTATGGCTTCATCGTTCCAGGTAGCCCTAAGCTTAACTAAGTCTGCATCGCATTCGGCTATAAGCTTCTCTTTGTCCTTGATCCTTGCGTCAGTAGTTTTAATATCATTGCTCAGCTGGTACTTCGCGCCCTCAAGCTTGACTTTTTCATCTGTAGCTCGTTTAAGGCCAGCCATAGCGCCCTCGTCTAGTTCCTTTTTGCGCTCTTCCATGGCCTCAGTAAGCTTATAGGCATCCTGCTGTTTTTGGTGATAAACTGAGGCTAGTTGGCTTGCGTCCGTCATGTGCTGCTCGATAGCGTTTAGTGATGTCTTGCACTTAAATAATTCAGCTTCAGTAAAGTCATAATCAATATCTTCATTCGTGGTCAATTTCCGGGACTGCTCGCTTATTCTGACCGGGATATCCGCAATATTTTTATTAAGCATCTTGATCTTTTCGGCGATGATCTTCTTTTGGTTATCGATGGACCTGCCGGCCAGGATATCAGTAAGCGCGTACAAACTCATATCCGACGCAATAACGTCAGCATCCGAGACATCCCCGCAGATCTGCACGAGGGTCTTACGCCTTTCTTCCCATTTAAGTTGGGTACAGAAAAAGAATGGATTCGTCAGGAGTTTGAAGGCTGTCTCGTTGATGATCGCGTTTATCTCTGCTTGATATTCCTTTGCCTTAGCTGGGACCGCATCAACCCAGTAAGACGTTTGATGGCCCGTGAACTCTTTGTTCGCTTCACCACGTTTTTTTGCCCAGACCTCTTCAAGCCTCTTCCGAAGTGTTTTAAGTTGACCGTTTATTAGTAATTCCAATGTGACTTCGGTTTCGAGAAAATGGATATCGTTTCCGTCTTCGTCTTGGGGTTTGACTGAGAAGTCAGAACGATTGGCCGAATCCTTCCCGAACAGTACCCATTGGAAGGCATCTGCTATAGTTGTTTTGCCGGTTCCGTTTTCTCCGTAAATTGACGCGTCGCCATTGATGTCGAGCGTAAAGTCCTTTATCCCTTTGAAGTTTCGTATTTGCATACTTGACAAAACTATTTGATTCACGCACATTACCCCTCATTCCTTAAAACTTCTTCGGCCATTTCCCGATCTACAAATGGTTCAACTTTAGCCAGATTTATGGTACAATCAGGTTGATGTATTTTCTTTGGGCTCTCCGTTGGCGCGGAGGGCTTTTTCGTATCCATTGTGTCCCAAGGTAAAGACTCATCGTAAAATGCTTCGTCGAAAGCCCTGATTGCATTGTCAATTTCATCTATTTGCTTGGCCAAAACATGGTCACAGTAGCGAATACTTTTAATAACCGCGACAAAATATGCGTTAAGCCTCTCCCTGCCTTTCCTTCTCGCAAAATCGATAAACCATGGTCTTCTATCCAATTGATTTCTCCTTCCGTATTGAATATCTTTTCACTCGCTGATATGCTGCTTGATCGCTTATGCTGTAAATCTCGCCGATCTGTTTCCATGTATGTGTCTTTCTCAATGCGATCATTTCTTTTACGTTATCTGGCACTTGGTCTGATAGATTGTTAACAAGCGCTAGGGATGATCGTCTTGTCTTTGTACTTGACGCCAGGCCCATGTCTATGAAAGCCTCTTCTGGGATTCTCTCGGACAGCACACAAATACATAAGGCGTAGTAGTTGGGCTTTACGGCCAACATTTCATTTCATCCCTCCCCAATTAGTGCTATCGATGAACACCGGATCAACATGCTTTTGACTGACCATGCGGCCATCAATATAGTCAACCACTACGGTGCTATCAGGACCACTTGAATCATCCATATGGATTGTGCTGCCGCTCATGATTAGCTCCCAGCGTAGGTGATGCCTCTGTTTCTTCTGCCTTAACTTGTAGTCAGCAACAACATTCTGAATTCGATCTGATTTGAGTAACAACTTGCGGATTATCCTTAGCACGCTTGCTCCTCCTCCTTTCAATATACATAGTACGTTCGCCATAGTCCTCGACTGATGAGGTTGTCTCAAATACCCATATTCCGTCTGGGTCCCGTACTTGGAGTGAATGGCACTCTGGACAGCGACGAACGTTTGAGCGGCCAGGGAAAGCAATTTCATGACCGCATATGCATTTGGGGTTCATGGTCCTCCCTCCATCAGTTGAGGTAAAGTACATTCATCAGGTCGTAAATGGTAAACATATCTCGTCCCACCTGCAATAATTTATAAGTCGCACATTTATCGGCATCACACAGACTGGTGATTATCTCTATGGTATCTGGCTTTCACCTCTTCTTCTTATGGCTCGTCCGCTCATGATCCAAAAATATGGTTCCAAATAAACCATATAATCCCGACCCATACGACGAGATCAAAAATTAGAGTTGCTATCCAGATTTGAGCTTTGGTCATGATGAGCCCTCCTATTTAAGAGCGTCAGCCTGCATCATGAGAAACATAAATCTGCCCATGTTTGACTCAAGCTTTTCCGCGTCCTCTTTTTCGATGGCCTCTATAATTTCGCCTGAAATGTCCCTGAGCTTTTTGAAAAGTTCTAAAGTATCCATTATTTCTTCGCCCCTTCCATTTTTTTAGCAAGCGCACGCCTTTGATTACGGCGCGTCTGGACGGCTACTTTGTGTTTCTTTGAGCCGTCGACTAGATCAGGGTCAAGTTTAAATTTCGGCATTTGGGTTTACCTCGCTCTCTTTATTTCGTTACCGTTACCACTGCCCCACAACTCGGGCATTCCCAGCTATCGTCAAAGACTGGCGAATAGGCGGGGTTGTGGCAATAGGGGCAAATACGTTGTTGCATTGGTTTTCATCTCACTTTCTTTGGTCAACTTGTCATGCAGCTCATGGCACTCAAAATAGCCAAACTGCTCGACTTTCTTATTGACGTAGTTCTTATTACAATGGCTGCATTTTTCACAAGCCCTTATAACCGCATAATCTGCCTCAACAAAATTCCTGACCATGTGCCCCTCAATCTCCTTGAAGCCGGCTATGTGGATCATCTTTACTTCACCTTACTTTCGTGATTTATTTACAGGGTTTTCCTCCTTTGTGTCGAATTGGATTAAACGAGCCCGAGCTAGTTTGTATCCGAAAAGAGGTAATTTGTTTGACAAAATATGAGATTGCTAAAGACATAACCATTGCATTGATTTCAGACAAAAACAGTATTGCTATCGGGGATATAGAATTAGCCAATAACGCCAATGAACAACTTGCCGAGAATGTTGCCGCATTCTATAACATGCTCATTCAAAAACTTGACATAACAGAATAAGCACAACCATTGTTACTTTTGCTCGGGCTCATTTTTAGTCAACGGGAGATGCCTTGCGGCTTCTACCAAGGCAATTATGGTGTTGGCTATTAAACAAGACTCTTCTGCAGTATTTTTTGGTTGATCTTGTAATTCTGTAATTTGCCTCTCAATGATCGCTTTGTAATTCATGGTTACTCACCTCCCTCCCCCCCCCTTAACCCGCGTTTTCACAATCACCCGGCAAGGCTTTGTGACTTCGCTTTCTTCCCAAACCGTCTAGTGTATCCAGAGTTAATAGGCTTAGTCCTAACCTCTGGCCCAATCCCTATTTTGTCCTCGGGAAATCGCCAAGCCCCGCCGATTTTAACGCCGCCATAGTTGGCGGGACCATTGTGATAAATAGTTGACTTTGCAATACTCAACCTTTCAGCAACCTCCGCAATCGTGCAGTATTGCATCTAAACCCCGCCTTTCCTAGCTGGCAGCTTCTTCACAATAGAAAAGGTACTCCATTTCAAGATGCGGAAAAAACTTGTGCTTTATTTTCCGTGCATCCACCCATGCGATTTTTGATGAACCAGAAATGTAGCTTCTCATCGTTTTCTCGTATACGCCTATGCATTCCGCAAGGTCCTTTACCGTTACCCCGTATCTTGCCATTTCCGCTTCTAAATTGTGCATATCCTCATCTCCTCTCTAACCGTTAACGGTTATCTATGCCCATAGCTTACTCCCGCTCTCGGTTAATGTCAACCCTATTTCAACAATTATTTACTCTTTTATGGATAATTCTATCCGTTCTCGGTTAATTTCTTCTTGACTAGATCTTGACAATACATTATATTTAAGCCAAGTTGATAAACTAAGCGCGAGGAGGGAACAAGGTGGGTCTGGAATTAATAAATAAATTGAGACAAGAACAAGGATTAAAGTCTGAGGAATTAGCGGCTAAATCTGGCGTACCGATTGGAACATTAAATAAAATTTTAAATGGGGAAACTAAAAACCCTTTGTATGAGACGGTAGTTGCACTGGCTCACGCATTAGGTCGTTTGGCCGATGATTTTGATGATGATGATGATTTTGACGCAATAAAAAAAGACAACCCTTATTCGGGGTTGCCAGAAGAAATTCAGTCCTTAATTCCTAAATGGTTAGAATTAACGTCAGAAAATAGATCAAAAATTATAGGCATGATAGATCTATTGTTGCTACTGGATCAAAAAGAAAAGTAAGGCGGTGGCTACTATGGCCCAATACGTTAATAAGGCCAATGGCATCGGTGTCCGCTTTTATGTTGATCGGAACGGTAAAAAAGATCGGATATATCTATATGAAAAAGGCTGGACGCAAGAGGATGCAGAAAATGCAATGGTTGACTATCGTCGCAAAATGGGCTTTGTGGATGATAAAAACACAACCATTGCTTCATTTCTTACAACATTTTATGATAATTATGTATCGAAAACCGTCGCGACCTCTACGGCCAAAAGATATGACGAATTTGCAGACTTACATATTGTGCCCGTAATAGGTAATATAAAATTAACGGGCATAAAACCGGGCGAGTTACAAGCCCTATACACTGCGTTAATAAACAAAGGACTGTCAACCACTACGGCATTAAAGGTACACAGGTTCCTCCACTTGGCTTTTAAGTATGCAATATCATGGGGCTATATGCGATATAATCCATGTGATGGAGTTAAGGCACCAGCACAGGCTAAGACAGAAATTATAATTCCCACTGACGAACAAATGCAGTTGATACTTGCCAAGACTCAAGAAACAAAGGCAAATTATATGTCGATCTATATGCCTTGCTATATCGCAAGCACAACAGGTATGCGACTCGGTGAGGTGCTTGGCTTGCAGGAAAATGATGTTGATCTAAAAAAAGGAATATTCAAAATAAAGCACAGTCTTGACTATTCGAGTCATAAAATAATACTCAAGCAGCCAAAGACAAAGGGGAGCCGTCGGCCTGTCCCATTCCTTCCGGGAACTGATGAAGTTATGAAAAAATACATAAAGCTGAAAACCGAAAGGCAATTAAAGGCAAAAAAATATAACCAAAAACCAACGTATTTTTTGGTTAATCGCTTTGGTGAGCCGCTTAATCCGACAAATACAACTCATTGGTTCAAGGAAATTATACGTGAATTAGGGTTGTCCGATGAATTGCATTACCACTGCTTACGGCATTATCACGCAAGCTGGCTATTGCGCCAAGGAGTACACCCCAAAGTTGTCCAAGAAAGGCTTGGGCACTCAAGTATTAACATTACCCTAAATACCTATAGTCATTTAATCCCGAACATGCAGACCGATATTATATCGTCGTTAGACGGTTCGATTTTTAATGATGGGCACGTTTTGGGCACAAACACTGCGGTCCCTGTAGGCACGATTCCCCAAGGTAAGGATGTGGCAAGCGTCGTAGGCGATACTAAATAAATTAAACAGCGGTCTCCAAAACCGTCGATGCGGGTTCAACTCCTGCATCCCCTGCCAAAGACGAAAAAGGCTGAAAGCCGCATGGATAAAGGGACGAGAGGGTTCATGCCCTCTCTTTTCTTTGTAATCTTCTAACCGAATGAGGGTAAAGTGTTTGCAGATATTATCCATTCATGGTTAATCTTTAGGCATGTTTTAGGCACGTGGGCACGTTTTGGGCACGTTTTTAGGCGACATTAGCAACGTATTCTAACTCTAATCCTAAGTAAATTTGTTCGAGCTTAATGTGATACAGTCGCTTTAGTATCTTTGCTATGTCAAAGGGCATCCGCCTAGTGTCTGCCTCATATCCCTTCATATCCCCCACCGTCACCCCACACCTCTCCGCTGCTTCCTCCACCGTATACCCCCTCATTTCCCTAGCCATCCTCAAAGTGATTTTTGTCATACAACCCATCCTTCTTCCTACTAAGCTTTTACCCTTATAATTAGAACATACGTTCTCTTTTCCATCAAGGGGAAGTTTGTCGTATTATGTTTGCCGCTCTCCTTTTTTTATTTTCCTTACAGTATGAGCACATAGGCCCAAATTGCTTGTTCCGTTACGACTATATACCTCTGTCTATGTCGAAGTAAGATAAATAATGTCGCAAAATTTATATATGTGCATATATTGCTTATATTTATAAGTATGTAAAAATTAGCTCATGAATAGAGTAAAAGAACTCCGAACGAAACTAAATATTTCACAGGAAGAACTAGCCTACCTCGCGGGGACTACTCAGTCAAACATTAGCAACATTGAGCGCGGAATCTGTTTAAAGATTGAACTGGCTACAGGTATAAAAATTGCTAGAGCACTGAAAAAGCCCGCCGAATATGTTTTTCCTGAATATTAAAATGACCCCAGCAGCAATGCTGGGGTCTTGGTATTTTCTGACGCAATTTGTCGCAAAACCAGGGCAAAAAAAGAAGCTTTTCAGCTTCTTAACGCGATCTTATTCAGGCCAAAACTTTGTCAATCTTCCTGCCGCTATGTACGGCTTTCCGTCAGGACCTTCAGGGAATTCAACTTTTACATCCACGGACGGTCCTGCTAAATCAGGCATGTTGACTTCAATTTCTTCTTCTACCCCATTAATAGTAATCTTCACTTTTACTTTTTTACCCACTATCTCACTCTCTTCCTTCCCAAGATACCCCTATTATCTCACAGCTTTCTCGCGAAGTAAGGGGAATAATGTCGTAACGCCAAAAAGCCTCCCTCCAATCAAGGAGAGAGGCTTTCGCTTAAGAATTGGATATTGGGTTTGTCTTGACCGATAATGCTGGATTAGCCATGGTATCTGGCGGTTCATCCTCAGACTCAGGCAACGTCTTGCTAGCGGCAGGTGTAATCGTGCTCGCGCTTAAGGGCATGGTAATAGTTGCCTCCATAATAGGTGTAGTGAAGATTTCAGGCGTAGTCGTAATAGATGTTGTACTCGACTGATTCAAGTCATGCATCCCAGCCGCCGTAATCGCAATCAAGAACGAATTTAGCACGGCCAACCCGATCGCCTCAGCCGTAAAATTGCCTGTCACATACAGCGTGAATACTTGAATAGAGAGCGCAAAGAACACGGCCAAGAGCCGGACCCACCAGTCGCTAAGGGTTTTCTTAATGGGCTCCTTGAAGAACTGGACCAGCAAGTATGTTACGGCCACAAGGCCAGCAAAGTTCCCTAGATAAGATATTGTGAATAAATCTGTTGGCATATATATCCTCTCCTCTTTTCATTTTGGCAAGCGCTTGCGAATTTGTTACCCTTTTTCCTCGTTAAGGAATGCCCTCTTCACTGACCCTCTTAGCCATGCAATCAATGCATACATCGGATTCCCTAACGCCTGTATTCGAGTTATATTGCGGCACCCATTGATGGGGTTCAGACGTTTCACACTCTTTACATCGTTGACATGGTCTTGGCCCATAACTTCCCCAGGACTCCCTTTTACCACACTTACACTTGTAATATAGCATGAGTCAATTCCCCTTTCTATTTCCCCGCAAACCTTAACGCCGCGGCCATCGTACCCCATCTGTCATTCCCTGCGATAAGCTGCGCCCCATCATAAGCAGGATTTCCAACCTTATACTTATTCTTAGCACAAGCCAATAGCTCAGGAGTAACGTTATCCACGCATACTATTGGAGCCTTGAGATAATCAGCCAAGTATTCAGCAGCCCGTTTGTCGGCTCCGTCTTGATAGATCACCAGATTTGTAAACACTTTATTTTCACCTCTTTTTAGTTGGATGATCATAGCGTCAACCTCTGCCGTAAACCCTTCAAACGTTTTGCCATACTCATCAAAATAAGCAATCGGATCTTGGTGATCGGTTTCATGATACTTATTACTCATCCCCGAATGAGACCAAAGTCCAGGGCCAGTGCTCCATCCATAACGAACAAACGCATCGGCAACGAGCCAGACAGTACGGTTCCAGATCTCCTGAAACGTAGCAGGGTCGTGTGTTTTAGGCACACACATCTCGACACTTAAATATTTATGGTTTGCTGTTGGTCCAGCATGCCAAGCCCGCTCGTTCTCCGGAACTGTTCTCACTATTTGCGTCCAGTCCACAAAATAATGGGCACTTGCTTGCCGATCACCACTATTAAAATAATCGTGTTCATTCTGTGCGGTAGCCCCAGGCGTGGCCGTATCGTGGATAACAAAACCTTCAGGAACAAGCTTTTGCCCCGATCGGTTGTATTTAATTAGTTGCTCTGATATGGAGTACATTATTTCCCATCCCCCTTCTCCTGTAGCTGACTCAAAACTTTACTAATTCCAGGTGGCAGCGGCACGCCTAGAATCCCCAAGTTCTCCGTGACCGATATGCCCTCCCTTGATACATAAAAATAAATAGTTAATGTCCGGAGAATCGGTTCCGCATTGCCAACCAACCTATCCAACAAAACAGCCACAGACACAACAGCGAGGATAACTCCCTTGCGGATACCTCCCCAAAACATCGTCTCGCTGTCCACTTGTTTGTTTTTAATTGCACCAAGGAACCCTGTCGCGTAATCGAACGCCATGAGGGCAACAAGGACTACTAACGCAGTGTCCCAACCTCCCAGCCAGCAACTTACAGCGGTTCCGCACGTCGCAATTACCGTGTTAAAACTAAACTCTTTCAATGTCATGTCTTCACCGTCCTTTTTTTAAATTGGGATTATCTCACCACAATATCAAGGACCGGTCTACAATAACCAGCCCTTAGTTTTCTAATTTTCCCCAATGCTATTTGTTTTGATTGGATTCCACTTTCAACAGTCACTACTTCCCCTGTCTCCATGTTAAACTTCCGGATTGTGAATATTGCCTCTCCCTCCAAACTAACCCGAGAGGTCGAAAAGTAGCCGGCATAATCAGGAGAGATTTCTATCTTATGCCCGCGTTTTTTCATTTCTTTTGGGCTGAGAAACGTAAAACCTGCTTCCCTGTGTATTCGTCGCATTTCCTGAACTGTGATACTTTGCGTGAACATATGACCACCTCTGGGCATAAAAATAACGCCCCCCTTTCAAGGCGTTTTTGATGTTAAATATAATTAAAACACATAATACTCCTTATTCGCAGCATGATTGTTGGCTATTTGAGCACTGGTTAGAAGCTCGTTAAACCATTTTACCGAGTATATATTGCCCTTAATCTTAGTTGCAGAGCTTTCCCTTTGCCATCCAATCCCATAACCTGTCATTTCTGTCCCGCTACAAACGGTGGTGAAATTAGCCACTCCTATACCATCAATAGCAAAACGAACCGGACCTCGATAATAGGTAAAAGAGAGCGTATGGGGAAGCCCATCCAGAGCATTGACCGTTGATGACCATATGGTTGATGTTGAATACCCTACGGCAAATTTACCGCTCGAATTTATAAGGACTCCAAAATCTTGCTGCGTCCCACTTACCTCACATCCAAAAATAGCGGAGCAGTCATACCAAAGAGAGGTCACCACAGGTACGAAATCTGTATCAATGGAAACTACAACCTCTACTGTTCCTCTGGAATAATTCGGAGCATTAACATTCCAGTAACTACTCCCATTGAGACGTAAATAATTCGATCCCCAAGAGATACTTCCTGCAGATAAAGTTGCATCAGGAACTGTTCCCGATAGGTCTTTCCAGGTTGTAGCTTCAGAATCATGCCCACTTCCGGTATTATCGAGCCCGTCAAGTTTTAGAATCGGAACAAGATCTGTCGTGGGAATGTCAAGAACTTTCGGTACTAACTGAAATAGTGTTTCACCGCTACTAGCAGTGACTCCCATTGTCGTAAGATTAGCCGCCAGATTGTCTCGTTGAGTGTCTAGCGCCACTAAAGCTGTCGCTATGCTCACACTATCAACTCCCCACTATAGCCTCAATTGCAGCAGCTAAGTCCTCAATTGCTGCAAGATCTGTTTGGAAATCTTCCTCTGTTCCTGAGTAGCCACCTGCCACCGCCACTGCATGAATTACCCCACTATGGTCTGTTGACGTATGTCTGGAGGAGTTCAGGTATTGCGGATGGTCATCGTCAGCAATTCCTGTTAGATTTCCGTGGTCATGGTTATGGTCATACGCCGCTTTCGGCTCGCTGGACTCAGTTGACAGGGTGTTGTCCACGCTCCCCCTCGTCAAGTTGTTGAGCCATTGTTGCATCTTTACTTCGCGGTCTAGGATAAAATCGTTCAGGTCGAGAGCTACCGCCAGTTTCCCGTCATCATTAGTACTAATCGTGATTGCAACGACTC